TGAGTATTTTGCAGCTGGTGTCGGCGGTGCAATAACCGGACGGGGTGCTGACTTATTAATAATTGATGATCCACATTCCGAGCAAGATGCACTATCACCCACGGCTCTTGAATCAGCTTACGAGTGGTATACATCTGGTCCTCGTCAGCGTTTACAACCTGGCGGTAAAATTATTTTAGTTATGACTAGATGGTCTAACAAAGATCTAACAGGTAAATTACTTGCAAACCAGAAAGAAGCAAAAGCTGATCAGTGGCACGTGGTCGAGTTTCCAGCAATCATGGACCAAGGAACAAAGAAAGCAAAGCCTGTTTGGCCTGAGTATTGGAAACTAGATGAGCTTGAGAAAGTACAAGCAACACTACCAGTTGGTAAATGGAATGCACAGTGGATGCAAAAACCAACTAGTGAAGAAGGTGCAATACTTAAACGAGAGTGGTGGCGAAAGTATACTAAAGATTATATTCCTGATCTAGCTCACGTTATACAATCATATGACACAGCATTTTTAAAAAAAGAAACTGCAGACTACTCAGCTATTACTACTTGGGGTGTATTTTATCCTGATGAAGATAGTCCAGCTAATTTAATATTGTTAGATGCAGTAAAAGAACGATTTGAGTTTCCAGAGCTACGTCGTAAAGCGTTAGAGCAATATGATTACTGGCAACCAGAATCAGTTATAGTTGAAGCTAAAGCTAGTGGTATGCCACTTACTTATGAGCTTAGAAAGATGGATATTCCAGTAATGAATTTTACACCAAGTAGAGGAAATGATAAACATGCAAGGGTCAATTCTGTTGCACCTTTGTTTGAATCTGGTATGATATGGGCGCCTGAACAAAAGTTTGCAGATGAGGTTATTGAGGAATGTGCTGCTTTTCCATACGGCGACCATGACGACTTGGTGGATTCTACAACACAAGCTCTCATGCGATTTAGACAAGGCGGCTTTCTACAACACCCAGAGGATTATGTAGAAGACGAAACGCCTCTACGTAAACGAGAGTATTATGGATGATATAATAAAATTATTGCAAGAATTGATGTCAGCAAAGCCTAAACCAAAAGGTGGAATAGCTGATACTGCAGCCGGTGTAGAGTTTATTGGTAAGAAATTATCTAAAGAACAGATAGGAGATTTTACTATTATTGGATCTAAACTAACAGATGCAAGTAGATTTAGACCATTTGATGTACGAAATGTAGGTAGAGATAGAAGATATATGTACATGAAAGAATACTCAGATGAACTACAAAGTAATTTTGAAAAGACATTAAGATTTATACAAGAAAATCCAGACATTAGATTAACTCAAGCACAGAAAGATAATGTGTTCTACAATCTTGGTGTTTACAGACGTGTTAATGCAGAAACTAAAAAATTAGAAAAAGGATATATTGATGAAGGTAAAAACCCAGAAGAGATTTATAAAAAAACAGATGATGAAAGACCACTCGAGGAATTGCCATTTGTAAAAGTTTTAGAGAAAACAAATAAAACAATTGAAGAGTTTCAGAAGAAAGTAAAAGAGACTGAGGATATATTTAAGTCACCTAGTGCAGAAGAATTATCAGCAGGTCAGATTAGATATAAAAAACTGTACAATGGTCCGGGGTACGAGAGAGGTAATTCAAGTTTATATAGAGGTTATGGTAGTAACTTTTTACCAAGGTTACACGAAAAAGGAATTATCAAACTAGATGATGAGATTTATCAAAACTTAAAACAAGGTAAACACCATTGGGGTGGAGCAGATTTTTTCGCACCTGATCCTATTAGAATATGGAGAAAACATTTCGGTGATGATGTATTTGAAAAGTTAGATAACTTTGATCCAGATAACGAAGACATCTTTCAATGGGCTTCTCGAAACAATGTGCAACCAACAAATAGAACAGGTCCTAAAAATGCGTTAGAGTACATGAACGCAACAGAGATTACACAAAGGCTAACAGATGAAGTACAACTACTTAACAAGTACAAGGACCCTGGATCACAAGGCGAGAATGCTAAATACTATTACGCAGATAAACCTGATCAAAGGATGGAACGGATCACGTACCACGGAGAAAACATACAAGGCTACGAGCAAGCTTTACAGAAGATGGACCCTGAAGCATACAACAAATACGCTGCAGAATTCCGTCGAAAAACAAATGATGCAAATGTAATACCGTTTAATAAAGATGAAGGCATTATGTCTGTTACAGAAGAAGTAGTTGAAACTCCAGCTAAAGCAGGTGAAGGTAGATTTACTAAAGCACAAGTATTACTTGAGAGATTAAAAAATACAATTAAAGAAAATCCTAATGATGAATACGTTCAGAAAAATTTTCCAAACTTTATAAAAGAAATAGAAGCTAAACCAGAACTTGCAGATGATGCAAATGTCCAAGAAGCGTTTGGCTTGACTGATTTATCAGAGACCACGAACCAGAGATTAGTTGAATATCCAGATGGTACTTTAGATTTTTATACTAAAGGAACTGACCTACAAGGTGGAATGGAATCTGTACAATCATTAATAGATGAGTTAGGTATTTCACAAGAAGAAGCGTTTAGAATAAAACAACTAGAACCTGAAGATCAGATTCTAGAAATTACAAAACTTAGAACGTTAAAGAATAAACCTAAGAAGGCAAAAGGTGGACGTGTTAATTTTAATCAAGGATCTGGTCCAGCAGCAGGTTTAGGAAGTCTAACTCCTCACCAAGAATATTATAATGATAAAATAATTAGGGATAATATAGATTTTATAAGAGAAGATATGCGTTTGTATGTTGACGAAGACAACAGATCAGACTTTCAAAAATACATAGATGCTTTGACTAGAGACGATGTATATGATGAGTATGATGAAAAAAAAGGTTATACAGGTATGTTTAAAGAAAATTTTACAACAAAAGATGGAAAAGATATTACAATTCCATATAAACCCGATAGAAATTTAGATATTCAAGGTTTATTACAATTGTTTGATGAATCTGATAGAGGTGTATCTTCTTCAGATGAAACAATATTTAATAGTTCTGATATACTTGGTAGATTTTCAAGTAAGGAACGAGAGGTATAATGGCTTACATATTTGATCCAATACGAAACACATTTGTAGATGATGAAGATACAAGTCTTGGTAACAAACTTGCATTAAATGATACGTCAGAAGAAATTATTAAACAGATTGACGAGCAGTTCGGTCCAGGGACCATGATCCCTGCATCAGACTTACCACCCAAAGAAAATCCATATAAAGACTTTGAAGACAGAAACCCTGCAGCTAATGGTGGATTGATGAGACAGAACTTTGCAGTAGCCGGTTTAGCTTTACCTGCTTTGTCTTATCCAATTACATTAAGTTTAGCTAAAATTTTAGGAGTTAGCACAGCAGGTGCTGGAGCTGCAGAACTTGGTGATAGAGTTACAGATTACCTAAAAGAGAATCCACAAGTTTTTAATGATCCAAGATTTAAAGCTGCTGCTTTAACATTTGGTATAAACATACCAGGAGTCATTGCACCTGATGCAGATGAAATGGAAAGAGAAGCAGAGAAAATTAGAGAGTTGACTAAGACAAAAGGTTTTGGAGAAGGAGAACAATTAGACATACCACTTACAACCGGAGGATCTGAACCACCAAAAATAGAAACAAAAGAAGAGTTTCCTGCAGAAACAAAAAAATTACCTATCAGCACAGGTGGAACTGAAATAATAGAACCAAAAAAAGGTGATAATATTTTTACTTTTAAGGAAGATACAGAAAAAGAAATTAAAGAACTAACTGACGCCTACAGAGAAACTAAAACTAGAAAAGAAGGTGTTACTACTTCTGTAGAGGCAGATCGGGGTATTAGAGAAAGAGTTAAACCTGCAAGCAATCAGCCTACAATGACTATAGATGACAAAGCTGAATTAATTAACATAGTTATAAATAAATTTAAAGAATTAGAAGGAAGACTTCCTACAGCAACAGAACTAAAAAATCTTCCTGGAACAAAAAAAATGTCTAATTTGTCTAATGTATTACGAGACTACAAAATAGAACTTCCAAAAGGTAAAGCAAATTACGACAGAAAAGATCCGGCTTATATTCAAGCAATGGAAAATAAATTTCAATCAAAAGCAATAGAAGGAAATACAATTACTAATTTTGGAAATAAAAGTTTTTTTCCAGATAAAATTGAACTACCTAACGGTGATGTAGTAGATGCAAAAAATTTCTTTGAAAGTAACTTTGCACAAAGAGTTAAATTAGGTCCGGGAAGAGAAGAAACAAAAGCATTAACTTTAACCAATAAAGAATTAGCAAAATTATTTAATACTAATATTAGAAAAATAGAAAAAGCAACAAAGATTTTAAAAGATAGTCCTGATTTTAAAGCAGACTACCCACCACGAAGACCTATTAGTTATGGGCAACAACAGGCTCTCAATAGATTAAAAGAAGCTAGAAAATATGTAACTGAATCTGAGTTAACAAACATTAAGATACAAGAAAAAGAACGTAACAATTTAAATACAAAATTTAAAATAGGTGAGTTAGTTGTTACAGATTACCCTAATTTAGTTAAAGCAATGAATACAACATTGGATAAAGAAACAGGGATATTAGATCATAGTATTAAAAAAACAGATGAACAAATGATAGAAAGATCAAAAGATAATTCTGGTCTTTTTGATATATCTCATACTATCGGTAAAACAACAGAACAAAAAAACATAGAATTTTTAAGAAATAGAAATTTTGCTCCTGCAAAAATAAATCAAGGTCTTTTTAAATCTTTTGAGGCATATGTAAAAAATAAAATAGATGATTCAGAATATGATTTAAGATTAGAAGAGTTTGATGCTTACATGAAAGAAATGGGTCAAAGAGTTAAAATAGGAAATAGATTTTTTGGACTAGATGAAAAAATGTTTGATAGTGATACTGGTGAGCACACAGGTATAAACAGAACTTTAGATTACTTTGGTCTTCCTAGAATAGAAAATGGTGTTCCACTTAAAAAAGTTAAAAAAGCAGATGGAGGACCTATTGAATTGTCTCCAATGCCAAGAGTAGATTTCAACGGCGGCGGTGCAGTTGGTGCCGATGATGACTTTGCAAAAGAACTAGAATATTTTTTATTAAACCCTGATGCTGAATTACCAAAAGCAGATAGCTACAGAGAAACCATGAACCCTGTTGCGTTAGTAAATGACATGATTGATCCAAGAAACTATGCATACTATGCAGATAGATTAGCAGAGACTGGTATTAGAATTGGTGAGTTTGGTGCAAGAGTATTACCTGCACTTGGTCAGTTGACCGCGGATCTTATAAGAAAACCTGCGTTCAAAGTTACAGGCGGCACAGGTCAAGGTTATGTTCAAGACTACACAGATGTAATGCCATCTAATATTAAAGGTACAGGAATCTTTACTGAGTTCTTAGATAATTTAGTTGGAACAGAAGGTACAAAAGTTATTACAGAAAAAACAGGTCTTGATAAATTAATTAAATCAGAAGAACAAAAACAAAAAGATAGAAGATCAACTATTGGTCCTAAAGTATTAGCAGACCAAGTAACTCTTGGTGCAGAACTTACAGCACCTATATTTCCTGGTTTAAAATTATTAAAAGCTTATGCTAAAAATAGAAAGCTACCGGTCAATGATACGACAAAAGAAATTTTAAATAAAGAAATTGATGAAGTGTTATCAGCACAAAATTTAACACGTAGAGATTTTTTAAAAGCAACAGGTGCAGGTGGTGCAGTTATTCTTGCTAAGATGTTAGGCTTTGGAGATGAACTTGCAACTACGACTAAAGTTGTAGAAAAAGCTACAAAAGAAACAGTAGCAACGGGTGGCGTTCCTCCATATTTTTTAAATTTAGTTAAGAAAATTAAAACAATGGGTGATGAAACAATGGCTACAAAAGATAAAGCTACGGCATATAAATATGATGATTATTATATGGAAGAAGACTTTGCTGGAAATATTGAAATTACAAGAAAAGGTGATATGGATGTTCCTGGTTATGAAGAAGTTTACATGAGTTATAGAATAGATGAAGTTCCAATAAAAGGCGGAAATGGTTCTAGAAGAGTTGAAGAGTATGAAGAGTTTACTGCAAGACCAGACGAAGATGGTAAGATGAAAGATGTTGAAGATGGTGTTCCTGATGACGTTATTGAAGAAGGCACCATGTTTGAAGATAACATGACTGATTTTAATAAATGAAAAAATTAACTAGAACAATACCACCTAAAAGAGGACCTAATCCACAGGGGTTGAATATTCCTCTAAAACAAGTTAAAGTGGCTGATACACCGGAGAAAATAAATGGCAGATATAGACAAGTCGTTACCAAACGTAAAAACATCGATCGAGGTTGATCCTCAAGAAGAAATAGAAATTGAACAGGAGAAAGCTTTAGAGGCTGAAGATCCTGGCGTAGAAGTTACACCTAATGAAGATGGTAGTGTTGAAGTTAACTTTGATCCAAGTAAAGTTAACATAGAAGGAACACCAAATCACTTTGATAACTTAGCAGAATTATTACCAGAAGATATTACAGATCCAATTGGAACTGAACTTGTAGAAAATTATATGGACTACAAATCTTCTAGAAAAGAATGGGAACAATCATACACAACTGGTTTAGATCTTTTAGGATTTAAATATGAAAACAGAACAGAACCTTTTCAAGGAGCTAGTGGAGCAACTCACCCAGTTCTTGCAGAAGCTGTTACACAGTTTCAAGCAGGAGCTTATAAAGAATTACTACCTGCAGAAGGACCCGTTAGAACACAAATAGTTGGTAACCCTGACAGAGAAAAAGAAGCTCAAGCTAATCGTGTTAAAGATTACATGAACTATGAGCTAATGGAAAAAATGAGTGAGTACGAACCTGAGTTCGATCAAATGTTATTTCATTTACCACTTGCAGGTTCTACATTTAAAAAAATTTATTATGACGATTTACTAGGACGAGCTGTATCAAAGTTTGTTCCAGCAGATGATTTAGTCGTTCCGTATTCTGCTACCTCATTAGAGGATGCGGAAGCGATTATTCAAATAATTAAAATGTCAGAAAATGATTTAAGAAAACAACAAGTCAATGGTTTCTATTCTGATATTGAATTACAAAAACCACAAAACGTTACTAAAGACGAAGTGGAAAACAAAGAGAGAGAATTAGAAGGAAGCAAAAAATCTGGTAAACAAGAAACAATTTATACGTTGTTAGAATGCCATGTTAATTTAGACTTAGAAGGTTTTGAAGACAAAGATGCAGAATTAAATTCA